AAACTCTGTTAGTCTAAAAGATAATAAAGCATATTCTTACAAAGTAGTTTTCTTTGGAGAAACAGTAACATTAAATGATACATTAGGAGAAGATAAGTTGAGTGCTTTAAGTGATTTAGATACGTTGAGCTTAAACTACAACTCTACAAATGTAAAAGCAAAACTTCAAGTAGACCCATCAACAAATGATATTGTTGCTCCTTTAATAACACATACGCAAAGACTATATTATAAAAGCGTTGCTAATACAGGGTCAGATGGAAATCTATGGTATCATACAGGTAGTGGTCAAGTACACGAACACGGAGTATTATGGTCAGATTTGAAATATGCTTTAAGAGTAGATAGAATTATACAGGCAATACAAGTCAATTATCCGACTATTTCTTTTAGCAATGACTTTTTTGTTAATACAAACGAAGCTTACTATGATTTGTTTATGTGGTTACATAGAAAGTCTGGAGCAGTAGGTAATGGAGGCCAAGTTGCTACATTCCCTACATCTGTCAATGGTTGGACTTCAAGTGGTAGTTTTACTTGTGGTGCTACTGAAGTTTGGGGTGGAATGAGTAGTGTATCTACTTTAACAGTATGTCCAGAATTTGCTTCTTATTCTGATACAAGCACTTTGTTTCAATTAAGTTTAGCTACAACAGACCCAAATGAATATTCACTTGAAGTTTTGCAAAATGGATTATCTATTTATGTTGCAAGTGGTTTATCTGGAAATACAACTATTTCGAGTAACGCATCTGGTGGAGATTTAGGCAATATTAATCAATCTGCTGGAGAGTGGACAGTTATTATAACAGTAACAAGCGCAATTACTTTTAGCAATATAACTTGGTCTTTAACTAATAATGAACCAAACGAAATTCCAGTTACACTTTCATTTCCTACAGGTTCTTTTTTATGCGATACTAATTTTGAATTTATTATAACGCAACAAACACCAGACATAAAAATAATAGACTTCTTAACAGGTCTATTTAAAATGTTTAATCTTGTTGCATACACAAAAGAAGATGGTAGCATCTATGTTGATACTTTAGATGACTTTTATGCAACCTCCACTACATACGATATTAGTAAATACATAGATGTAGAAACAAGCGCAGTAGATGTAGCTTTACCTTATAGACAAATAAGTTTCACGTATGAAGGGTTAAAGACATTTTTAGCTGCTCAATGGGAACAACTAAACGTAGCACAATGGGGTGCAGAAAAATACAATGCTGAAGGAGGTTTAGATGGAGGTATATATACTTTAAAACTCCCTTTTGAACATATGCAATTTGAAAGACTTTTAGATATAGATGACACAAGTGGCGCAACATCAACTACTATTCAATGGGGGTTTTGTGTAAATGATAATCAACAATCCTATATAGGAAAACCAATTTTATTTTATCCTATTTTAAAAACAGGAGGTGCAACAACTTCTATATCATTTAGAGACACTCCGACAAGCCACAGTGAAGTTACATCATATATTGTGCCTTCTAATAGTGTTGCTTTAGCAGCTTCTACAAGTACTGCTAATATAAACTTTGGTTTAATGATTAATGAATATACAGGACTTTCTAATTATACAGGTACTCTTTATCAAAATTACTATAGTAGTTACATAGAAAACTTATTTAAAGAAAGTTCAAGAATAACTAAATACACTGCTTACTTACCATTAAGTATTATTCTCAATTATACACTTGCAGATATATTTGTAATTAATGGAAAGCAGTTTAGAATAAATAGTTTAAATATAAACTTGACTACTAACAAAAGTCAAATAGAACTAATAACAATATGATTGCATTAAAATTATTAAATATAGATGAGTTCTACGGATTGAGTAAATCAATAGAAATAGCCAAAGGCAAAAACAAATTACCAGAAACGATAAAAGAAGGATTCAAACAAGTTAAAAGAGAAATAAAATGGCAGAAACGTATATCTTAAATTTTGAAGCTAACACATCTAAAGCAGTTAAAAGCGTAGATAAATTAGATGATTCAATAAAAGACACTTCTAAAAACACACAAGAGTTAGAAAGTTCTATGAGTGGTTTAGACCAAGCGTCTGGTGGAATGATAACTAAATTTAAAGGTTTAAAGCAAGGTTTAAAAAATGTTATAACAGGTTTTAAGTCTATGAGGGTGGCAATAATTGCTACTGGTATTGGTGCATTAGTTTTAGCTGTTAGTGCATTAGGAGCTGCTTTTACAAGCACTGAAGAAGGGCAAAACAAGTTTAATAAAATAATGCTTGTTATAAGTTCAGTTACTGGTAATTTAATAGACTTACTTGCAAGTCTTGGAAATGGAATTATAGATGCATTTACAAACCCAATGGAATCTCTTGAAAAATTCAAAGATTTTATAGTTGAAAACATTACAAACAGATTTGAAGCTGCAATAGATACAATTGGATTTTTGGGTAGTGCAATTAAAAAGGTATTTAGTGGCGATTTTTCAGGTGCTATGGATGATGCAAAATCTGCTGGTAGTTCTTATATAGACACACTAACAGGAGTTAAAGATACTATAGGTAAAACAACAGAAGCAGTTAAAGAACTTGGAGAAGAAATAATTAAAGAAGGTAAGATAGCTTCTGGGATTGCAGACCAAAGAGCAAAAGCAGATAAATTAGAAAGACAATTAATTGTTGATAGAGCAGAAGCAAACAGAAAAAGAGCCGAATTATTAGAACAAGCAGTAGATAGAGAAAAGTTTACAGTTGAAGAAAGAATAAAGTTTTTAGAAGAAGCTGGTAAACTTGAAGAAGAAATAACAAACAAAGAAATTCAAGCAGCTAAAATAAGACTTCAAGCAAAACAAGAAGAAAACGCACTATCAGGTTCTACTAAAGAAGATTTAGAAGAAGAAGCAAGACTCAAAGCAGAGGTAATTAATTTAGAAACTGCAAGGTTAACAAAAGCTAAAGAAGTAACAAGTCAAACAATTGCGTTAAAGGCTGAAGAAGCAGCAGCATTAAAAGCTATAGAAGACCAAAAAATAGCAGAGCAAAACGAAGCTGATATTGCAGAAATTGAAAGACTTAAAAATTTAGCAGAACAAAAGAAAATAATAAAAGATAAAGAGTTAGCAGATTCAAAAGCTTTAGCAGATGCAGAATTAACTATTAAGAATGCTTCAATGGCTGCAGCAACTTCTGCATTTAGTCTATTAGCTTCTACAGACAAAAAGAATAAAAAACTACAGGCTGCAATGCTTATTGCAACAAACGCTGTAGGTATAGCACAAAACATAATCAATACAAATGCTGCAAATGCAAGACTTACTTTAGAAGGTGGAGTAGCAGCACCAGCTTTAATATTAGCAAACAAGATTAGAATGTTTACAGGAATAGCAGCTTCTGTAGCTGCAACTGCTCAAGGTTTATCTGCTTTGAAAGTTGGAGGAAGTGCATCAGGTGGAGCTGGAGCATCAGCATCTGGAGGTACACCAGTACAACAACCTTCTTTTAATATAGTAGGACAAGGAGAGGGAAGCCAAATTGCTACAGCATTAGGAGAGCAACAACAACAACCAATACAAGCCTTTGTTGTAAGTCAAGATGTAACAACTGCACAAAATTTAGAAAATGGTATAATATCTGGAGCAACATTAGGAGGATAATATAACAAAAATTAAAATTTATTGTTTATAAAAAAAGAATTATGGAAATAATAGAATTAGTAATAGACGAGAATGAAGAACTATCTGGAATAGAAGCTATATCAGTAGTTGAATCTCCAGCAATAGAAGAAGACTTCATTGCATTAAAAGACCAAGAGCAAATAAGACTTGCAGAAGTAAGTAAAGAAAAACGCTTATTAATGGGAGCAGCTCTTATTCCAGAGAAACCTATATATAGAAAATCTGGAGACCACGAGTTTTACATTTACTTTTCTAAAGATACAGTAGCTAAAGCATCGCAAATGTTTTTAAAGCGAGGTAATCAATCACAAGCTACATTAGAACACACAGAAGAAAAACTATCTGGAATGACTATAGTAGAATCTTGGCTTATAGAAGATGATGTACACGACAAATCAAGAAAGTATGGTTTAGATATGCCAATAGGTACTTGGATGGTTGCTATGAAAGTAGATAATGATGATATTTGGAACAACTATGTAAAAGAAGGTAAAGTAAAAGGCTTTTCAATAGAAGGTTACTTTGCTGACAAACTAAACAGACCACAAGATAAACAACAAGACCAATTAAGCGAAGACGATAAACTACTAAACGAAATAATAGATGTACTCAAGGAATCAGAAACCAACACAAAGTAGAACATCTCCACAAGGAGGTAAACGTGGATGCTTATGCAAAGACAATACTTATAACTCTAAATGTTGTAACGGAGACTTACAAAATCAAGGTATAGGTAATACTACTGGACAAAATAGTTGAATTTACAACAACAAATAACTAAAGTTGTTTAATAAAAAAGTAAATACTTAAAATTAATATATATGAACTCTAAAGAAACCCTTAACAAAGTTAAGACATTACTTGGTTTAGAAGTTCAGTTAGAAGAGAGAAAGTTGGAAAACGGAACTCGCTTTGAAGCTGATTCTTTTGAAAAAGGTAAAGAAATCTTTATCATAACAGATGAAGATGAAAGAATTGCAGTACCAAAGGGAGAGTACCTTTTAGATGATGGCTTTACAGTTGTTGTTGAAGAAGATGGTATTATCTCTGAAGTTAAAGAAGCAGTCGAAGAAGAAGTAGAAGAAGTTGTAGAAGCACCAGTTGTGGAAGAAGTTGAAGCTGCTGAAGAAGCTGACGTACAAGACTGGAAAGGTATGGAAATCAGAATTAAAAATCTTGAAGATGCTATAGCAGATTTAAAATCTCGTTTAAGCGAAAAAGATGAATATAGTTCCGAAGAAAAAGAAGTAGAATTATCTGCTAAACCAATTAAACACAATCCAGAGTCTAAAGGAGAAATGGAAATGAACCTTTACGCTCAAAACAAACCAATGAGTACTCAAGATAGAGTATTTGCTAAATTATTTAAAAACTAAAAATTAAAAACCAAAATTATGTCAAATAAGATAGACCTTGCGACTACAGTAAACATTACTTCAACTTATGCTGGAGAATTTGCTGGAAAGTACATTAGCGCTGCTTTATTAAGCGCTTCAACAATTGAAGACGGTGGTGTAGAAGTTATGCCAAACGTAAAATTTAAATCAGTAATTCAAAGAAT